TAACACCATAAGATTAATGTGGAGTCTCCATCCAGAAAGGGATCAAAACTGGAGAGATGAACAAACTAGATTGTTGGGAGTCAGAGGATCTGCTCAGGAATGCGACTGCGATTTTTCTACAACTGGGCACACCGTAGTTGAAGCGGAAATCTTAGCTTGGTATAGGGCCAACTCTATAAAAGAACCAATCGAAAAGAGATGGTTGGATCAGTCTTTGTGGATATGGGAGTATCCCGACTATTCAAAATCATATTTGGTTTGTGCTGACGTAGCTAGGGGAGATGGAGCCGATTCCTCAGCTTTCCACGTATTAGAAATGGAGACTCTCAATCAGGTCGCGGAGTTCAAAGGACTTGTAGATACTAAAACCTACGGAAACCTTTTGGTAAGCATAGCAAATGAATTTAATAAAGCCATTCTCGTTGTAGAAAACAACAATGTTGGGTGGGCCGCTCTACAACAGGTTATAGACCTAGCATATCCAAACACGTTTTATAGCAGTGCAGATTTACAATATGTTGATTTAGAAAGGCAGATGACGGGTAAAATAAATAGGGCGGAGAGAAACATGGTCCCTGGGTTTACTACTACAACAAAAACGAGGCCTCTCATAATTTCCAAATTAGAATCCTATTTTAGAGAGAAGGGGGTAAAAACAAACTCTAGTAGATTGATCTCAGAATTATCCGTGTTTGTGTGGAATGGGAGTAAAGCTGAGGCTATGGTTGGTTATAACGATGATTTAGTTACATCATTGGGGATGGGGTTGTGGGTCAGAGATACCGCGCTGAGGTTGAGAAGTGAATCCGGGGAATACAATAAAACTCTAATTTCGGGGATTTCTAAAACTGGGGGTGACGCGGTTTACACCTCTAAAATGGATGAGGCGGTAAAATATTGGAGTATGCCGACGTTAGCTTCCGGTAATAAGTTTAACCCACATAAAAAAGAACGTGAAGATCTCACTTGGCTCCTATGAGTGACAATACTTGGTTGTTATAATGTTATTTTACTATTTATTTAAACGATATGAGTAATATGTCCAGTAATTTAGATAAACCTTTAGATCTTAGGTCTAAAAGTTTATACGCAAAACTAAAGAGGTTATTTTCTACAGATGTTATAGTTAGAAACGTCGGTGGCAAAATGCTTAAGATAAAAGATACTGATCAGGTTCAGTATGCTACCGACAGAAATACTCTCAAAGATCGATTCAATAGAGTTCGTTCTTCCGGTTACGGACAATATTCCAAAGATTTTACCTTAGCATATCAATCATCTAGAATAGAATTGTTTAGGGACTATGATACTATGGATATGGATCCAATTCTAAGTTCTGCGCTCGATATTTATGCGGATGAATGTTTGACGCAAAACGAGATGGGATTCGTTCTTGATATAAAATCGGATGACGAGAACATCAAAAAAATATTGGAGAATTTATTCTATGATATTTTGAATATCGAATTTAACATGTGGTCGTGGACACGAAACATGTGTAAATATGGAGATTTCTATCTAAAACTTCACATATCTCCTGAATATGGAGTGTATTTGGTAGAACCATTATCAGCGTATAATGTAGCTCGGGTAGAAAATTCTGATCCGATGAATAAAAACTATGTTAAATATCAAATAAATTTTGAAGCTGGGGTTCAAGAAGATTTAGAAAATTATCAAATGGCTCATTTTAGGTTGATATCGGATAGTAACTTCATGCCATACGGGAAATCCATGTTAGAAGGAGCTCGCCGAGTTTGGAAACAGTTAAGTTTGATGGAAGACGCCATGCTTATTCATCGAGTTATGAGAGCTCCAGAAAAAAGAGTTTTCAAAATAGATGTTGGAAATATACCTCCGGCCGAAGTAGATAATTACATGGAAAAACTCATGAATAAGATGAAAAAGGTTCCATATATAGACGAAAAAACTGGAGATTATAACTTAAAATTCAATTTACAAAACATGGTAGAAGATTTTTATCTACCGGTTCGTGGAGGAGATAGTGGAACCGCCATTGAACCTTTAGCTGGTATGGATTTTACTGGAATCGAGGATATAGAATACTTAAAAAACAAAATGATGTCCGCTTTGAAAATCCCCAAAGCCTTTTTAGGTTATGAGGAAGATCTGTCAGGTAAAGCAACATTGGCTGCCGAAGATATTAGATTTGCAAGAACTATATCCAGAATTCAGAGAATATTGGTTTCCGAGTTATCAAAGATCGCGGTAGTCCACCTCTACTCTCAGGGGTATAAAGATGCAACTTTGGTAGATTTTGAATTAGCCCTCACTAACCCATCCACTATTTTTGAGAAAGAGAAGATAGATATATGGGGTAATAAAGTGAATGTGGCAAAGGATATGATAGATGGAAAAATATTTTCCAAGGATTGGGTTTACAATAATATGTTTAATATGTCATCTGATGATATATTGAAAAATAAGAGCGAGATTGTGGATGACGCAAAACAAGCTTGGAGATTTACCCAAATTGAGGACGAAGGTAATGACCCAGCAGTTTCTCTTCAAAAAGTTGATGCGGAGGGGAACGTCAAAGATTCAGGAAAAGATCACGAATCTGACATGGATGGTTCATCCGGAGGAGGCGGAGGGGGTTTCAGCGGTTTCGGTTCTGAGCCGGAGTTGGGTGGAGAAACTGGAAAAGAGGGAGAAAAAGGAGGAGAGGAAGGAGAATTAGGGGCTGAGTCAGAGGTTACTGGCTCTTCGAAAAAGGGGGGGAAGACTAAGGAAGAGCCAGAAGGAGCTCCGTTGACTGAAAAAGCTAAAAGACCCTCTCAAAAGGGTGAAAAAAATGCTAGAGATTACCCATTTGGAGAAGATCCGTTGGGAAGTTTAGAAAATAGAGCGGATTATAGGAAAAATCCAATAAGTCATAAATATAAATCCGGTTCTCCATTGGGGCTTGAATCCATAACTCTTGGAAAATTATCTACATATTTGGAAAAGGATGTCACCAAAGAGTTACTACGAGAATCTGAAAAGTCCAAATCAATTTTGGATGAAACCAACATACTGGATGACTGATTCCAGTAAATATATTTATAATTATTAAATTTTTAGAAAAAATACAATATTTATAAGTTAAGACGGATAAGATATATGCAAAAATCTAAACACTCTAAGTTTAAAAATACGGGAATTTTGTTTGAATTGTTGACTCGTCAGGTGACCGCCGATATTCTATCTGGGCGACAAGAATCACTGGCTAAAGACCTATTATTCAAATACTTCAAAGAAAGCACGGAGTTAGGAAAGGAGTGGCAGTTATATAATTTTCTCATCAATGAACAGTTTCTGGATGAAGTTAAAGCAGATAGAGCAATAGAAACAGTTCTAAGAGTTAGAGGAAAATTGAACCAGGATAAGTTGAATACTGAAAAGTATAATCTAATAAAAGAGATAAAAGATTCGTATCCCATTGAACAATTTTTGAAATCCAGTATAAAGGAATACAAAGTTTATGCGTCTATATACAAGGTTTTTAAAGATAGAATAGAGGAATCTGGTTCCAACATAGAAGAAGTTGTTCAAGCTAGAAGTTATTTGATAGAAAATTTAATATCCATAAAAAAATCTCCAGAAGCTAAAGAAGATACGTTATTGGATCATTATAAAAAAGAGACAGAGGATGTACGGTTGTTAGCTTATAAATTTTTGGTGGAAAACCTTAACAAAAAATATAGTTCTTTAGATTCTAGTCAGAAAAAAATATTAAGTGAGTATATAAACAACATATCTAATACCAATTCCATAGCATTGTTTGTAGATTCTGAAAAAGACAAACTAAAAAAGGAGCTTACTGAGATAGTGGATAAAGTGGATTCCCAAATAACCAAGATAAAATTAACTGAGGTGATTCATCAAATTGATAGGATGAAATTCAATAAAGGAATCAAAGATAATCATGTCATGATTTTATTGCTTTCATATGAGTTGTTAAAAGAAATCAAGAAAAATGTGGAAATTGTATGAGATCCAGAATAAAATCAATAGTTAAAGATCTAGTTAAAGAGGTATTGAAAGAAATGACAGTGACCGGAGACGTTGCTGGTTATAACATACCGGGAGCGTTTAGTAAAAAGGGTCAGAAACACAATAAAGCAACCGAATATACCCAAAAAATGGGTTATACCATTGCCAAACTAAAAAATCGAAAATTTGAAGAATCAAACCCAGAAGAATTGACGGAAGATGTCCAATACAACGCTTCTAATGATGTAAACGGATTAAAACAGGCCCTATCCAAAACCGAAAACGATGTTGAAAGCAAATATATACAATCAATAAAACAAAAATTTTTGGGGAAAGATGTAACCATCCAGGGAAGTAAAGGATATGGTCAGTTTAAATCAAAATATAGTCTAAAAGTAATGGATGTCACCATTCAAGATTGGTATGGAAAAGATGACTACCAATTAATTTTCACAGGAGAAGATAAGAAACAATACTTTGTAGACGTGTCAGTTCCAGTAACTATTTTATCTCAGAAGCCTAAAACTGTAACGCCGCCGGCTTCTCCAGCGACGACTACTCGGAGTGCAACGACTCCATCTTTACCAGCTGGAGCAGCTGCTCAGACACCAACGCCACTATCTCAACAAATAACGAAGTAAAATTATGAAAGAATTGATTGTAGACTATTTACCATTCGTCTTTACGAAACAGAGCCTAAGTGAATCTGTAGAGGGAGTGAAATTAAGAGTTAGGGGAATTTTACAAAGAGCTGAACAAAAGAATCAAAACGGCAGAATATACCCGTTTGATGTTCTTCAAAGAGAAGCTAAAAAATATGAAGAAAATTTCGTGAATCAAAAAAGAGCGATGGGAGAATTAGACCATCCAGATAGCGGAGTTGTAAATTTGAAAAACGTATCCCACAATGTATTAAAAATGTGGTGGGAAGGAAAAGATTTAATGGGAGAAGTTGAAATATTAACCACCCCAAGTGGAAACATACTCCAAGAATTGTTAAGATGTGGAATTACCTTGGGAATCTCAAGTCGTGGAATGGGGACAGTTAAACAAATCGGAGAAAATACAGTCGAAGTTAAAGACGATTTTGAACTAATTGCGTTTGATTTCGTATCAAATCCAAGCACGGTTGGAGCGTTTATGCACACCGCTGGGAACATAAACGAATCTGTGAAATCTGACGGAGTAGTAACGCTGGCCGTGAGAAAATGGGATAACGTAGAAACTATTATTAGGGATATACTTTCGGAAGTAAAATAATTATGTCATCACAGAGAAGAAATTCTGGTTTTAAAAAAGCCGATGATCGAGGACTTCCAATTGAGTTAAAAAATCAAATAGTTGGTCTTATAAAAGAAGTATTGTCTGAAGCTGACAGTCCAATTGTTAGGAATGTCACCGCTAAAGAAAAGTTTGACGATTTCATTAAAAAACCGGAAAATGCGGGAGAAAAATTTACTAAGGAAGAATTTGATATATCTGATTCTTTGGATGATAGACCATATAAAAAAGATCCCTCGGCGTTAAGATATAGTGCTATCGAACCGACCAATGGACACAATAAAGAATTGGTTATAATAAAAAAACAGAACAGATACATAGCGTTTTTCTCATCGATGAAACCCGTGGATGTCTCATCCGATCAGGAGATTCCTGATGAGACGAAGAATCCCGGAGCGGGTAAGGATGATATATTTATAAAAATTAGTCGTCCATTTAAAACGCCGGGACAAGATACGTCTTTGTTGTCAAATTTTATCAATGTTCTTACTAAGGAATATCAGATATGAAACATACTTTATCTTTAAAAGAATTGTTACAGACTGATATGATTCCGCCGGATGATTGGATGATCCATGAGTGGGAGATGTTAAATGATCTTGGGTTTGAACACAATGGGAGCTTTAAAATGGTTCTCGAACATGAAGAAGAGTTTCTTGGAAAAGAAAAGAAAATGAAAATGGAAGTCTATAGAAAACGCGAGGGCTGGTATCTTGAAGTGGAAGTAAATGAAAAAAAATTTCCAGTTGAAAAGTATCATTCTCACGTTCTTCTAATGAATCGAATTCATGATATTTTCTATAAATTTTAACTATATATAAACATATGATTCAATTGAAGCAAATATTGGAAGGTCTTAATTTACCAAACGCTAAAACTCAACCTGTCCAACAGACTGATGCGGCGGCGAAAATGACCACGGAACAAAAAAGAAAATTGTCCGACATGGTTTCTAAATTTAATGAATACGGAAAAGCTATTTACCGTGAAGCTGATATTATGGAGATTTCAAATCATCTCCAAGAAATATCTAATTTGGCCGAATCATATGCTTTAAATGAATGTGGGGATTGGTTTGAAGAAGGAACCGTTCGTCGTAACATGTTAGAACTTAAAAAGTATAACGAGTCATTTTCAAAGATTGCTAAAGAAGCAAAAGTAAGACAACAACAGATGGAAGCTCTATATGAAGACATGGGTAGAGTGTTGGAAAGATATTTTGATATAAAAGATTTAGACCATGTTAAACATCCAGCTGATGACAGAACCGCTACCGATATAGCTGCTTCTGGACAACATCCCACTGTGGGTGATCAGAGATCAGGAGTGGTTTAATTTAAAAATAAATCAAAATAATTACGTTTTTAGTAAATTTAATTATATTTATAATTCAAATACAATATTTCTATATTGTTTAATACGGATGAACTTCATTGGAGTTTTAATAACTTCACAATTAATTACAAGGAATAAAATATATGGCATCAGAACTATTTAAAGAAGCAATTGCTGACGCTCGCGCTGTTCGCGCCAGTGCTCTCGCAAATGCTAAAGCAGCTTTGGAAGAAGCTTTCACCCCACGTCTACAATCCATGCTTGGTGCTAAACTAAGAGAAGAATTGGATGATGAGTCGTTGAGCTCCGGAGTCGAAAATCCTCAAACCGATTCACTCCACGGAGGAGGGACGGATTCTTTTCCAGGTGAACAATCGGATTCTTTTCAAGAAAGCACAGATGTCACATCCGAGGAAATCGATGAAATTTTGAAAGAACTTGGTGGATCTGATTTAGAAGAAGATGCAAAAATCACCTCTGGTGGAAAAGCCCAAGGACAAAACAAT